AGAGATGGTATCGGTATGTGTCCATCGTTATCTTTACGACGACGTACCGGCCCATAAGCTCCAGGACGTGCCTTACGATGTCCTGAATCGGTATCGTCGGCGTGTCCACGATCTCGAAATCGTCAAATCCCGGAGATCCTTTGTTTTCCAGCGGAAATTTGATGCCTTTCAGGTATTTGGAATGTGAACAGATCCATGTTTTCTGCCGCCAGATAAAAGTATCCCCTGATTTTGTGAGGACTCCGCACGAAGCAAAGTCGTTAACATCTGCATAGTCCAGGGCTATAATGGCCAGCTGCCCCGTCGTGTCCGGGGTATCCCTCAATATCTTTCTCTCAATGTCCGAGTACGACGCGTAGAGGATATTTTCCCAGGATGTTACCGCGTTTTCTGTTTTCTGCTCCGGGAGATTCATGCGCTTCGTCATGAATTCCGGCCACTTAGACGGCAGTTTCTTGGCTTCCAGGTACTGCCGGCGCATCTCCGTAAACAGATCCGGCATGTATTCCAGCGACGGATTGGCTTTATGCCATGCGTCCATGTTGTCGGCCTCTTCCTTTGTGTCCGCCCGGCAGATGAAAGGGAAATACCCCAGTTCATTTTCTCCCGTCTCCAGGATCTCCATGCAGATCGTCATAAGGTCATCCAGAGGGCCCTCCCTGACGTATCCCTGCGTGGATATGATTATGGTCCGGCCATGTCTCACCTTGCCTTTGCCGGACTCAAACACGTTGATCAGGTCGTAATTTTCGTAAGCGTGATATTCGTTGAAAAATACGCATCCGGGACGCTTGCCGTCTTTTGTCCCGGAATTTGATGTGTTGTATCTCAGCTTCGAATGTGTCTGAAGGTTGGTGATAACTTCTTTGGTGACCTTGAATTTTCCTTCGAATTTCGGATTTTTGTAAAGGACATCATAAGGGATCTGGAAGGTGTCCTTTATCTGGTCCTCCGAATTCGCCACAAGTTCTATGTGATAATTCTTAACTCCATAAAGCGGCGTCTGAAAGAAATTCGCCAGCGGGGCCATAAATCCGTCTTTGCCGTTGCCCCTTCCCATCAGGAGCACGATCACAGGAAAAAGGACCTGCCCCGTCATGGTGTACATGAACACGAAAGCCAGGATACATTTCTGGTATGGGAATAGCGGGTAGTAATTGTTCTCGCAGTATTTTATGCAATTCCTGTAAGTCTTTTCATCCAGCCATATGTCATCCCGCTGCAGGGTGGGCTTGATCACGTTCTGGATCAGGAGCCACCTGTCTTTATTAATCCATTGTGGATGCTGCTCAGCATATTCGATGTAGGCTGTGATCTCATCACAGGTAATCATCTTCCGTATTCCGCTCCTTCTGCGGCTCATTGAGTCTCAGGTCTTTTTCGATCGCCGCCATAATCTGGAGCTCCTTCTGCCTGGCCGTTATGCTCGGATTCGGCTTCTTGACCATCGCGCCCTTGGTGTTCAGCTCCTCGATCACGCGCCCCCTTTTGGTTATGTCCTCGGAAAGCGCCTCGACATTGTCCCAGCACAACATGTACTGGTCAACCTTGCTCAGAAGATAGGCCGTATCCTTGCCCTGCGTTTTCAGCTGGTCTCTTAAGCTCTGCTCAACCGCTGCCCTCTTTTTCTTTCTTTCCCGCTCCGCCTTCGGAACGTATTTTGCCATTGTTCATCACCACCGTTCCCCGTCATCAAATACCGTCACTGTCTCGAATGGGATCTCTGAAGACCAATACCTCATTGCCAGCTCATGGTTTTTGGCCAGCGTCTCCGAAAGGTTCTTAACATCCCTGGGGCGATTCCTGTGCAGGATGTTCTTCCGGGCCTGCGCTTCGGAGGTGTCGATCCAGATCCAGGAGATTTTCTCCGGGGGGACCGTCTCGAAGAAGGCCAGCTCCTCCGGAGTCGGATAACATGTAATGTGGGCTACATCTCCCCCGGATTCGTAGATCCTTTTTGTGTACAAAATCTGGTCATTTTTTAACTCTTTTCGTGACTCTTTTTCATCCGTGTCCGAAATAGTCTGAAAATGCTGACTAGAGTAAGAAGATTTACCTGCACCAATCAGCCCGCAAACCACATAAATCATCTCAAAACCTCATGCGCGCGGAAAAAATCTCCGGAACTGGTGGCCCTTCCCCCGCTCCCTGGGCGGAGAATTTCGGCCGAGAATTACCCTGGGGACTAAATTCACCACCGTTCTGGCTGCTTCTCCTCCCACTTCGACGTGAATCTCCATTTGTCCATCTCACGGCCATGCAAAGCATTGTGACACGTGCCGCATAATGATTCCAAATTGTTATTGTCTAAACGAAGTTCCCAACAATCCTTCAGCTCCCGGATGTGGTGGACACATACCGCCCGCCTTATCTTCGCATCTTTACCAGTCAGCCTCTCGCCTGTTTCTTTCGCCTTCCTGATTCGCCGCCAGCATTCCTGACATTCGAAGTGGTCTCTCCGTAGAATCTCCAGGCGCTTCCGCTTCCAGGCTGCGGTATGATAGAAGGCATTGTATTCTTTGTCTGTCATGTTATTAAAAAGCCGCGACAGCTCAACTGCTGCCGCGGCCTACATAAAGGTAAGATATAAGAGTTAAGGGCAAAGGCGCTGTCCTTTTGGCTTTGCCCTTATATCACATTATCACATTCGTTTTGCCCCGTGTTGCCATCTTTGTGCGACTGGGCAAGGAGATAATAGACCATGTAGACGAAGCGGGCCTTCTCTCTCCCCCAGGTCCTTGCTGACGGAACAGGCGGATAGGCCTTGCCGGTCATGACCGAATCCATGACCCCGGCCCTCATGTCCTCTGGCACATGCAGGAGCGCTCTGTCAACAGCCGACACCACTCTGTAAGCATATGAGTCATAGATGTCTGCCGCCTGTCTGAATGTCGGATCTCCCACGCTCCGCCCATGAGGCTGGCCATCGCTCACCACTGCCGATAAGCCGATCTTGTCTTCCAGGATTATCTTGTGTCTGTAGTAATCCCGGATCGTCCACACAGTGGCCATATATGCCGCATGAGGAAGAGTATGCTGCCCGGTCTTTCTTTGATATGTTCTCATGTCATTCCTTTGCGTTTATCGTTATCTGCTGAATGTGCTTCAGCATCCTTTCATCCGCATCTGCTACGTATGTCTGCAGAAGCACGTAGCACACGTTACTGGCCCAGAGAGCCCCGCTGCCGTCAGCGATCAGCGGACCGCCGATATAAGCCTCTCCCTCTTTCTCCATGATCTCGTCGGGCTTGACGATTCCCAGGAGCTCCGTCCGGATCTCTTTGCAGAGGCCGTTCAACTGCTCCGAAGCCTGAAGGATTGTGAAATCCCCTTCTCCTCTGTCAATGCGGAGCGGCGTGATCTCCCACCTTGCCCAAGAGTGGCAGAGTCCGAAGCGTTTCCTCAGGTTGTATTTGGGATCCGGGACCCTGCTCTGGACCTGGCCCTTCTTGCTCTTCTCGATGTCAAACTCCTGCCCATATTCCGGTAGATCTCCCAGGTAGTTTACGATCGCCGCTTTAAGGCAGTTGGGCGCCAGCTTCTCGTCATTCCATACGATCCATGTCTGTCCGTTGCTTATGTAGTAGCCGGCGCTCCCGTTTTCGGTGTACTCATCCCTGCCGATTATCAGAAGGCCGTTCTTGTATGCCTTTTCCATGAGCTTCTGCAATGCTGAGATTTTAAAGATCAATTATCTCACCTCCCGTCCCGTAATTCCTTTCCGTTCCCGGATTAGCCGGCGGATTTTTGAGCCTTACTGAAAGACCGCCGTCGGCCATTCCCTGTTCCGGAATGAATATCGTCATGCTATCAATAATCTTTCCCGCTTTATTCAGCCCCGCAACAAAAGCATTGTCCAAAATGTTGCCTTCCGTGCCGGCGCTCTCATAAACCGTTTCCGCCATGATGTCGATCATTCTGATAACAGCATCTGCATCTACTAACCTCATGTAACCTCCTTCCGGGCCGCCGCACCATCGGCCCTGTTTATTTCCGTGGGATTCGGCCCGGATCCAGAAGGACCGCTGCCTGGTGCGGTATGAATCTCAATTTATGAGATCTTTCTACTTTTCCCCGTAGAGCAAATCTTTTTCAATTTGCTCTGCCGCCTTCTCCATCACTCCATGAAGCGGGCAATCCTCCGGCCTTCCGTCTTCCTTGACGGGCTTGCCGGTGATGATACAGCCCCAATCATCCTCATTCAGAGGACACTTCCCGCAGCCGCCCGGCATGGGTATATCCAGTATGACCGCCATAGGCTCCCTCCTTTACAGGTCGCAGGCATCTTCCGAACATTCCGGCTTCGGAAGATCCTGATCCGTTTTCCACTTGGCCAACATGGCCCTGATGGCCCTCTCGTCATTCGCTGCGAATGGTGCAGGAATAGATGTCAGCCAGTCTGCATAGGCTTCTACCCACCTCATCGGGATCCAGTCTTTTTCCTCTTCTTTGCTGATAGTTATCTGTTCAGCCATATCATTCACTCTCTTTCTCTTTCTGGTCTCTGCATGATGTTTGGCATCATAGCGGAGATGGCACGGGGCACACATGGCCATAAGGTTTTCTGTTCTCACATCCTCCGGCGTGTGATTCAGGTGTGCCACCGTCAGCGTCCGCTTATGTGTGTCAAATGGTTCTCCAGGCTTCCGGCATTGCTTTCCGCATTTCTGGCATTTCCAGCCCGCTGCCGTTTTGACAGCTAAGGCTATCTTCTCCCAGTTATCCGGATACCTGGCTCTGTCCATCGGCATTTTCCATCTCCTTTTCTTCTCTCTCCGAAAGCGGAAGGTACGCCCCACCTTGTGATCATGCCATCGAAGATCTCTCCATAATTGCGGAAATGCCCATTGATGTACTGGCAGATGCCTACTTTCATCCCCTGAAAATCAACGAGATATTCCCCGCCTTTCGGCGGTCTGGACTCTTTTGTGAGCGGATGCCATTCATTCCGCTGATTCCATGCCCATACAGCTTCCGCCTCTGAATGGTACATGCCGCCCTCAGCTCCGCAACCGTCATGATCGTAAGGACAGCGCACTGTGTATCTGTCTCGCCATCCGTCCTTGCCTTTAATCCTTATGATCTGTGGATCTTCCCCACAGAATGGACAGGGCTTTAAGTTTTTATCCATTCTTTCCGCCTTTCTTCCCGTCTTTCTGCACAACAAGTGGGCACCAACCTGGTCTTTGTTTATGCCATCGCAGCCGGATCAATTCATAGTCTTTTAGTTTGCAATACATTTCATCAGACATCTCGTTGAAATCTACGTGCGGACAGCCTCGGCAATGTTTCTGGTTCATTCTTCCCGCTCCATTCGCTCCCCTCACATAAATCTCACTGGGCATCCCGGATCAGCGCATGACCAGAGGTAATGTGCGAATTCCTTACACATGGCCAGACCGTTCTTGTTCTTTGATGTCCCCTTACAGACCTTCCATGTGCTCCCCTGCTTATATTCCACATAGCTGTGGACCATGATCGTGAATGCCGGGGCTTCTGTACACTCAATGAATGATGTGTACCGCTGCCTGTGCTTCACTCCGTTCTGCGTCCAGCTCATGACCGTCTTTTCCGTGTCCCGGCATCTGTCAAAGGCATAGGCATAGCTCTTAAGCACCACCTCATTCCGGCCCAGGATGACGGCCCCGCTCCGATCGCAGACCACCTTCCCTTTTGCGGTCTTCCGCATCATGTAGGCCGTTCCCCGGCCGGTCTGATCGGTCTTGACGATAAATGCCTGGCTCTTTCCAGTCTCCTTCATGACCGCTGCCGCCTTCGTCTTTACGCATGTCGGAGCTGGTACCGTGGATGCCTCTGTGGATGCCGGCAGGACTGCTGCCATGATCGTGACCATCATCAGAATTGTAATTACTTTTCTCATTACTTTTTTCATTTCGTTCCTCCTAAAATGATTCTTGTTACGTTTTCCCACTCCATTGCGAATAGTGTAGCTTTCCTGCCATTGGGATCTATTGGTTTATCATCTATCTCAACTCCTTCTCTGTTGAGATATTCACGGGCCTTTTTCTGTGTCACTCCTAGCGCTTCAGCGATCTCATCAACACTCTTCCCAGAGTCCCATAGCTTCGCCGCGGCTTCCGATTTCGCTTTCGTTTCTAACATTCCGCTCCTTTCCCAGAGTTTGATATTCTCTGACCGGCGGAAGAGGCCGCTTCTTGGAGATTACCGTCCTCCCTGTCAGAAGATAGTCAATAGTCACACCGAAGTAACGGGCCAGCCTCCAGGCCGTGTATGTGTTCATCTGTCTTTTCTCCTGGTGGATCCAGTACCCGAAGCACTGTGGCGAGACTCCCATTTCACGGGATATCTGTGTTTTTGTTTTCCCACTCTTGTCAATCAGATCTTCCACACGTTCCCGGAAGCCTTTCAGCTTCTTTGTCCACTCTTCCCATTCCGGAGTATCCTTCTTAACCATCCAAGTAGCTCCTTCCCATGAGGCTCATCCACTCTTCCCTGCTGTGGGTCTTCTCATACTCCATCTGGCATTCACGCTGAAGAGCGATTGCAAACTGATTCCTCTCCGGGTGATGCACTGAAAAGGCCGTCCCGGATTCATCCCCTTCATGGTGTCTGGGACAGAGACGGACCTTGAAACCGTTTTCTTCACTGATCCGCCTCAATGCGGTCCCAGGAAAGATGTGGTGGCACTCTGTCTTTTTGTGTGAGAAGTCTCCCTCTGTCATGGCGCATAACCAGCAGTAAGATTCGTCTGCCTGCAGGATGGATGGAGGATGCGGGCGGCGCTTCTTTTTCGTTGGTGTCTTTGGAAATCTTAAACTCATTTGAATACCCATCCTGTCTTTTCATCTCTGAGCCAGATCCGGCCCATGATCGTCATCCCGGATGCCTCCGCTACGGCCCGGAAGGCATCAATGGTCAGCTGATTTCTCCTTGCCGCTTCCGGGTCCGGCTCCTTTCTCCCCCGGGCCTTGACCTTTCCCACTGCCCGGTCTGCTGTCTCGTCTCTGTATCCTTCGTGATTCATGCCTGGCCTCCTATGCCCTGATCAGATCCGGCTTATCCACATAACGGTTACATTTGCATTTCGGACATATGAAGCGCAGCGTCTTGGAATCATACTGGTGTGCTACTCTCACCAGATCAGAGTCATCCGCTTCAAGCCAGGCCTTGCAGTAGGGGCACTGGAAACGGTACTGTTCTCCGCCTCCTGTTTTCGGTTCATCTTTTGCAATAATCTTGATCACGTTTTTCCTCCACGTAATAGGCCCACCCTTCTCTATCCTTGATGGGCAGATAACTTCCTTTGTGCGGGAGCCTCAGAAGTCTCGCCCTGGGCCCGCCTTTCAGTTCGTATTCCAGCCTTTCCCGGATGCCGTCTTTCCCGACATAGACCTTAGTCCCCTCCGGGAGCCGGCGCACCTCTTCAGCGCTTATCTTCTTCATATCGTTCCCTCACTCTCCCGCACCAGTCTTCCTGAGCGTCATCTTCCCGCCTTTGCTCCGCTTCGTTTTTGGGGACCGCTACGATTCCCCACATCAGCAGGAACATGATTCCTATCGCTGCCCCTGCTAAGATCCATCCTGTCAAGATCCGGTCCTCCTTTCGTTCCAACTTCTAAAAGTCTATAAGTCATCCAGTCATATCCGTCCGGATCCGTGCTCCTCCGGATGCTGTCCGGCTCGATATACCATCCCTTAGGGGCCGTCGGCTCCTTCCTGAATGTGCTGGCCCCCACTATCTCCGTTTTCACATCCGGCTTCTGCAGATTTCTGGAGCAGGTCCAGGACTTTTTC